GTATGCGCAGCGTCGCCCCACCAAAATCCTCTAGTAGCAGAATCATTCATTTGGAATGTCATAGCATATTCGTTTTCGATCGGTCCGAAAGTAAATCCATTGGTCATGCCAATCGTATAATTACTATCACTCCAAACTCTAATTTTATCTCTACTGGTTGATGCTGGACCAGTAAGAACGGTATATGTGAGAGGTCCGCTGAAAGCTGTTGCTGATACTGTACCATTAAAGGTATGTGTGCCACCTGGTGCTCCTAGTGTTAATCTATAAGTATTAACACCATCAGACCAACCACCAATTCTGAATATGTTGTCTATATCAAGACCAAGGTTGATAGCGTAGGCACCAGTTCTATGAAATGACATGACGGCGCTAACGAATTGTGTGCCTCTAACAGAAAATGAACCTGTATCATTAGAAACTGAGGTATTTGATGTATTGGCCGCCGCAGCATTGGTTCTTCCGGTAATCAATCCGGTCATTGTTCCGCCAGCTAATGGAAGAGCATCTGTAATACCATAACCAGATAATGTAGTTGGTTTGCCTGTAACACCTGACCAAGGAATGGTACAGTTTGTTAGTGTGCCAGATGATGGAGTACCAAGTGCAGGAGTTGTTAGTGTGGGGCTGGTTGATAAAACAACGCTACCTGATCCTGTGCTGGTTGTAGTACCCGTACCGCCGTTGGCAACAGCTAGAGTGCCAGAAACATGGGTCGTTAGACCAATCTTACCCCATGCAGGTGCTACGCCTACACCGCCTGAGATAAGAGCGTTACCTGTAGCAACATCGGCAAGTCTTGTCAATGCTGTAGTTGTTGAAGCATACAGAATATCACCAACGGCATATGATGCGTTTCCTGTACCGCCATTAGCCGCAGCAAGCGTTCCCGTACCACCTGTAGTTAGTGGTAAACCGGTACAGTTTGTTAGTGTGCCAGATGCTGGTGTTCCGAGAGCAGCATTGGCAGTTAGAACTCGTTTCCAAGCACCGTAAGTTGATAGTGCTGATCCGCTACCTCTAATCCATAGATTATCGTTATCAGTGAAACCAAGTTGTCTTGTACCACCACCAGATGCGTCAGCGTATTGCTGGAATGTCATAACACCATGGTAGGTGCCGCCATCATTTAGACCGTCGGTGGTATTTGTTTTAAAGTCAAATTGAACACGGGCCGCACCAAGGCTAGGTCCATCTACGGTGGCTCTTGTATCACGAGAAGTTATATAAAAGGCAGAGCCGGTAGTGTTCTGATTTAGAGTTGGAAAGGTACAGTTTGTTAAGTTTCCGCTTGATGGTGTTCCAAGTGCAGGAGTTGTTAGTGTGGGGCTGGTTGATAAAACAACGCTACCTGATCCTGTGCTGGTTGTAGTACCTGTACCGCCGTTGGCAACAGCTAGAGTGCCAGAAATATGAGTTGTTAGACCAATCTTACCCCAAGCTGGAGCAACACCAACACCACCAGAGATAAGAGCGTTACCGGTAGCAACATCGGCAAGTCTCGACAATGCAGTAGTTGTTGAAGCAAAAAGAAGATCGCCAACGGCATATACTGTTTGACCGGTACCGCCATTAGCCGCAGCAAGCGTTCCCGTAACACCTGTAGTTAGTGGTAAACCGGTACAGTTTGTTAGTGTGCCAGAAGATGGTGTGCCTAGAGCGCCACCATCTAGTAATACTCTACTCCATGCATTGCTACCCGAAGCATTGGTCGATCTATAATATAGACTATTTGAATAGAAGTCTGCCGCAAGTTGCATAGAATAATAATTTGAACCATTACTATGCGTTGAGGCAATCAAATGATACCAAGATGAAGTTGTTACTGGCCAACCGTTAGCTGTTGTGGCATATGATGTTTGCCAGAAACCAGAATTAATACGTGATGCAATACTTTGATTAGGAGCATCAGCACTTGACTGGGCGGCATTTAAAAATGTTGCAAAACCTGTAGTATTCTGATTTAGAGTTGGGAAGGTACAGTTTGTTAGTGTGCCAGATGATGGTGTTCCAAGGGCACCACCATTGGTGACGAATGCACCAGCAGAACCAACGGCTGTTGCAAGTGCAGTAGCAACACCTGTGCCAAGACCAGAAACACCAGATGAAATCGGAATAGATGCTGTAACACCAGATGCCGAGGTAATTCGACCATAAGCATCAACGGTGAATGATGGAATGGTTGCAGCGCCGCCATATGTGGTTGCTGTAACACCAGATGTGGCTAAATCTATGAATACTAATTCATTGCTTGATGCATCAACTGTTGTATTAGCCCAAATTCTTGATGTGCTATTACTTGATACAGAAGCAACTTTGGTATTTGACCAAGCATTAGATGAAGCGCCTACTCCTGTGACACCAATTTCAGTCAATGACCAAGAAACATCGGCGCCACCGTTAAATGTCTTACCAGTTGAACCAATAGTTAGTGTTCTAGCTGTAGTTAGAGTTGCAGCAGAACCGGTGGTGCTTTGATTGAATGTTGGCCAAGTAAATGTTCCAGTTGAGAAGTTACCGCTTGCGGGTGTGCCGAGAGCACCGCCGTTTGTTACGAATGAACCCGCAGTTCCTACAGCAACAGCAAGAGCAGTTGCAACACCGGTACCTAGACCAGACACACCGGTAGAAATAGGAATAGATGCAGTAACATTAGAAGATGAAGTTATGCGACCATAAGCATCTACTGTATATGAAGGTATAGTTGCAACACCACCGTATGTGGTTGCTGTAACACCAGATGTTGCTAGATCAATAAACACCAATTCGTTGCTTGAGGCATCGGTAGTTGTATTGGCCCAAACTCTTGAAGTGCTGTTGCTTGAAACTACGGCAACTTTAGTATTAACATATGGATAAACTGTAGAAGCAAAGTTCTGAGAGTCGAGTGACTTACCAGCAATGACCGTAGATTCGACTGTATCAAATGCGGTAACAAGTGAAATCTGCCAATCTTCTCTCCATGCAGCCGCAGTTCCACCACTAAAACCTGCTTCGACTTCTGTAATGTAAACTTTTGGATAAGCCCAAGCTGTTGATGTCTCACCAATCCAGATACAGTCCGACGTAGCGTCTTGTCCGAAACGAACATTTAGTTCTGGTCCTGACTGAGTTTCTTGTGTAACAAATGTATTATACCATCCACCAACAACACTATAGTTATAACCACCAAATTGTAATGTTGTTGATGTTCCTGTTACATAGTTGAAAATTTTTACAGTAACACGCAACATTGTGTTATTGTTATTTGCAGCGACAGGCATTTTAATTTTAATAGCACCAGTAGCAGTCGCAGCGTTGTTCGAGAATGCACCACCGCCAGGGTTAGTTATTCTAACAGTACCAGCTACACCGTCATCATACACACCACGAGTAGTCGAAACATATCCAAGAACACCAATGTTACCTGCTAGAACGACATTATTGTTTGATAGTTTGGTATTTGACCAAGCATTAGCAGATGCACCAACAGTAATGGTGTAGTTGTTGCCAGCAGCACCAACGGCTACTGTGTATGAATTTCCTGATGTTCCAACTGTATTGGACCATGTATTGGATCTTGCTCCGATTGTATTTGCCCAAGCGTTGGCAGATGTTCCGACAGTATTCGACCAAGCATTAGCAGATGCACCAACGGATAATGTATAGGAGTTGCCTGATGTACCAACTGAATTGGACCAAGCATTGGATGCCGCTCCAACTGATACTGTATAATTATTACCTGATGTACCAACTGTGTTTGCCCATCCATTGGCACCGACAGCATTGTTCCGAATAGTTATGATAGCATTAGCACCACCAAGGATCAGGTTGCTTGTTCTGATATCAGAGTTCAGAACGGCATTGACCATATTGTTTGCATACGGAACAATATCGTTTACTAATGATGGTTCTCCAGACAATCCACTGAATAGGAAATATTCTTTGGAAGCATGGTCTCTATACAATCCAGTATGAACATTAGATGTTCCGTTGCTATAGTGTCCAACAAAACCAATATCAACAATATCAGAAATGTTATTTGTTGCTAGAAAAATTAGAGAATCTTCAACAGAAAGACTATCTGTTGTGATAGTTGTTGCATTACCAGATATTATTAGATTGCCTGTAACTTGTAAGTCACCGGTAATTGTGCCACCAGATTTCTTAAAGTAGGTTGAATCTGAATATATGTTTACTGAATTGGCCCAAGCATTGCTTGATGCACCAACAGTAATGGTGTAGTTGTTACCAGCAGTACCGACAGAAATGGTATAGTTATTACCTGAGGTGCCGACTGTATTAGCCCAAGTATTTGATCTTGCGCCAATTGTGTTGGCCCATGCATTTGCGGCTGCACCAACTGCTACTGTATATGAGTTACCGGCTGCACCAACTGCTACTGTATATGAGTTACCGGCTGTACCAACAGTATTTGACCAAGCGTTTGTTACTGCTCCTACGGATACAGTATAAGCATTACCGGCTGTACCAACTGCTACTGTATATGAGTTACCTGAGGTACCAACAATGTTAGCCCAAGCATTTGAACTTGCACTGATTGTATTGGCCCAAGCATTAGCTGCCGCACCAGTTGCAATAGTATAGTTGTTGCCGGCTGCATTAACAGCAAGCATGTATGTATTACCTGACGAACCTACCGTATTAGCCCAAGCATTACTTGAAGCTCCGACTGCTACTGTATAAGCATTACCTGATGCATTAACGGCAAGCATATATGTATTACCGGATGAACCTACTGTTGTGGCGACTGATAATGCATAAGCATTTGCGGCTGCTCCAACTGCTACAGTGTATGAGTTACCTGAGGCTCCAACTGCTACTGTGTAAGCATTACCGGCTGCACCAACTGCAACAGTATAAGCATTACCTGCGGCATTAACGGCAAGCATGTAAGTATTACCTGACGAACCTACTGTATTAGCCCAAGCATTTGAACTTGCACTGATTGTATTGGCCCATGCATTTGATGATGCACCAACGGCTGTTGAATAAGCATTACCGGCTGTACCAACTGCTACAGTATAAGCATTACCGGCTGATCCGATTACAACTGAGTAAGCATTACCAGCAGCACCAACAGAAATGGTATAGTTATTACCGGCGGCCCCGACTGTATTAGCCCATGTGTTTCCTGCTGTTCCAACTGCTACAGTATAAGAGTTACCTGATGATCCAACCGATGTAGCTGTTGATAAAGCATAAGCGTTACCGGCTTGTCCGACTTGTGTAGCTGTTGATAAAGCATAAGCGTTACCGGCTTGTCCGACTTGTGTAGCTACTGATAATGCATAAGCATTGGCAGATGATCCAACTGTATTGGACCATGTATATGATCTTGCGCCGATTGTGTTAGCCCAGTTATTACCTGCAACACCAACAGCAACAGTATATGCATTACCAGCAGCACCAACGGCATCGGTGTAATTATTACCTGCAACACCAACAGCAATCGTATAGTTATTACCGGCTGCGGCAACTGTAATGACATAAGCATTAGCACCAGCACCCGTATCTGTAATTCTATTATTTGCTAATTCAAAAAGATATCCGGAGTAAGCATTAGCGCCTATTCCTGTATCATACGCCAGAACATTTGCAGCATTCGCTTTATCGAATGCAGCATTGGCATTATCATAGGCGGCCGCCACATAGAGAACATCATTTGAAAGATTAGCACGATCAAATGCTGCTTGTGTTAAAGTAAGAGTGGTGTTAGTGCTATCAAATGCTGCCGAAGCAAGATCAATAGCAGGTGTCAGATTTGCAGAGATTGTAATTGCATCTGTGAGTGCCGAACTAGTAATCTCAATATTCTGTCCTTGATTAAAGGTAAGAATATCATTTGGGATATCTGCAATTACCAGTGTGCCGGCTGCATTGATGGTTCCGAAGTTGAAACCACCTTCACCACCAGAGATAGACTGAATGTTGCCGTTAATGTCCTTATAGTAAATAAGACCATCGGCATAGTTAATAGCAATTTCACCATTAGCTAGATCAGCCGGTGAAGATCCTGGAATAGATGATTTCTTTAGAGCAATTACTGTGTTGGTCATTAAAAGTCGTCTGTCTTATCTTCCTGTTCCACAAAGGGCATTTCTATAATCTTTGTATTTATGTTCTTTTTAGACGGCTGTTTTTTGGGCTGAGGTGTTAACTTAATGAGTTGCTTATCTTTTGCTTGTAACTCATTCTTAACACTCGTTAGTTCATTGTTGGCTGTTTCTAGTTGTTGTTTCATAGATTCTACTAGAGAATTGAGTCTATCAATATCTCTATTCTTATCAACAAACTGATTTCTTAGATCATTATATTGATTAGTCAAGGTGTCCATATGACTCACCTTGTTTTTCATGGCATTGTATTCTTGTTCCCATTTTGTTGCATTTTCAGTTGCTTTTGAAAACTCTTGCTGATTTTTACTAGCATTTGTAAGTTCTTCTTTCAAAGTGGAAATGACCCCATCTTTTTCGGCGATGAGGTCACTAGCCAACTTTGCTTGCGTTTTCAACTGTAGAATAGTATTGATTTGATCATGTAATGTTGAAACTGTAATATCAACATAAGTATTCATAAACTTGTTAGCATCACTCATAATAAAGTCTCCGTGTTAGTTAGAATGTTCCCCCATCTAGCATACCAAACGCTGGAACACCAAATGCATCGGCCTGTAGAACTTGTCCTTCAGTACCGGCAGAAGTAACCTGTAGAGAACCTGCATTGTTTCCGAATAGGATACCATTAGTTGTAAATAGATTCTTTCCGGTACCACCGTATGGAACAGTGATTGTGTCTGCATTCCATGTACCAGAAGTTAGAGTACCAACACCGGTGATTCCTGAGTATGTTCCCGAAACTCTTGCAGATGCAATGATACCAGATACTAGATTTGCTGCATCAGAGAATGTCTGGAAGATTTTTGTGTTGACTGCATTGGTGTAAGCATTACCGGCTGTACCGACTGCTACAGTATAAGCATTACCAGCAGCACCAACGGCATCAGTGTAATTATTACCTGCAACACCAACGGCCTGTGCATAAGCATTGGCACTGGCTGCTACGCTGTTAACAAATGTGTTAGAAGCAATTTGGTGATATGTCGAACCATCATTAGTGAATGTCCAAACTGTCTGAGACTCGTCCCAAAGAATTGCGACATCGTTCTGATTACCACGATTAACTTCCATACCAGCATTTTCAGATGGTGAAGCACCTGCTGGAAGATCGGCATTTAGAACGAAGATGTTATCGCCAACATTCAATGTCTGAGTATTGGCATAAGTTGTAACACCTGAAATTGTTAGGTTACCAGAAACGACAACATCACCTGAAATGGTGCCGCCTGTCTTGGCATAGAATGTATCAGTTGCATATGTGTTAGCAGATGCACCAACAAATTCGGCGTAAGCATTACCTGAGGTACCAACTGTGTTAGCCCATGCATTACCAGAGGCTGCAACTGTGCCTAGCCATGCATTGGCAGCACTAGCCACCGAGTTTGCATGTTCAAAGGCAGCTATTGTGTGGTTTACCCAATAGGTACCACCGATTTCATTAACGCTTAGACCATTTGCTGTGCCGATAAAGAGTCTATCGGAAGCGTAGGAATACGCTAGTTCTGCGGCAGAGAGCGAACCACCTGGTGGGGTGGTCGTCCCTGTTGATCGTTTAATCTGAATTACTGTATTGCTCATTAGAAGGTTCCTCCGTTTACGATGGGCAATTCTCTAACTACAAATTTGTCACTCGCCTCATCATAAACAATAGTTTCGTTGTTATTCAAGCTGGTAGCATCAACATCATTCAATTGTCTCAAATTTTCTTTAAGGTTTTGTTTACCTGACAATCCTACAGATTTAATATTTGACTGTTGCTGTATGTTGATAGAAATTCTATTCTTGGGTTGTGTTCTAACAATGATTGACATTTTAGTCCTATCGAGTTATGCCATGTGTTACGAAAATCACACCCTCTATTAGTCTCGTTGTTTCGTTTTGCGCTCTAGGGTTAACAACTTTAACATCAAAGAAATAGTTACCGGGTCTTAGATTAGCGGTATTCGCTGCCGTCATTGACAGTGATAGTTCGCCATTTGATCCATCTAATACTGAGCAAGTTAGATTGGCAGAGGCGTTTACGGACAGTAAAGAGCGTCTTAACTGACTTGTTATAACATACCCAGAAGTGTTCTGTGGCATATTCGTATTGTCATCATTTAATTCAATTACTACATTGAAATCCGCACCTCTGTCTATGTAAAGTTCTGCGTATTCTGCCATTTACTTTCCTATTTATTCCTCTTATTTAGCTTTTAGCTCATCTAGCTCGGTCTTTAGTTCTTTGATTGCTTCAATTAGAAGCGGAACAATACGATCATACTTGACTGCTTTGATTCCGTCTTCTCTAGTTGCAACAACTTCTGGAAGAACTGCTTCAATCTCTTGAGCGATAACACCAATATCATGCTTGCGAACAAAGTAATCATCTTCACCACCTTGGGCTTCAATGAAGGCGTCTGTCCAATCAAACTCAACACCATTGATCTTTTCGATCTTGGCAAGAGCATTATCGATAGTCTTAACATTCTCCTTCAATGAAGCATCGGATGAATAGAATGCTGTAATATCGTTTGTTGCTCTAATCTGACCAGCAGTTCCAGAACCAGCGGTACCAACACCGATTGAGTTAAACTGTGAATTTTGAGTTGTGCTAGTAAATGTAACAGCCGATCCGTCAATACTAGTAATACCAGTTAGTGACTGTGCAGCCGAGGCTCTATTAAGAGCAATGGCGGTAGTACCAACATAAGTGGTTGCTCCTACAGCGGCAGCACCAATTTCGGCTAGTGACCATGAAACAGCAGCAGAACCATCCACGCTCTTTCCGGTTGAACCGATAGTGATTGTTCTGGCAGTTCCCCATGTAGCGGTAGTAATAGCAGCAGAACCGTTAAAGGCTGTACCGTTAATATTTCTTGCTGTTGTTAATGTAGCAGCCGATCCATCAATTGAAGTGATACCGGTTAGCGATTGTGCGGCTGATGCTCTATTGAGTGTGATGGCAGTAGTACCAACATAAGTAGTTGCTCCTACAGCGGCAGCACCAATTTCGGCCAATGACCAAGATACTGCGGCAGAACCATCAACAGACTTACCGGTCGATCCAATTGTAATGGTTCTTGCAGTACCCCATGTGGCAGTAGTAATTGCTGCCGATCCATTGAATGCAGTACCGTTAATGTTTCTAGCGGTTGTTAGTGTAGCGGCTGAACCATCAATAGATGTAATACCAGTTAGTGACTGCGCTGCCGATGCTCTATTTAATACTATTGAAGTAGTACCAACATTGACAGTAGAATCGTTAGCGGCCACACCCATTTCGCTATGTGTCCAAGTATAGTTGCCTGAACCATCAACAGATTTTGCAGTATCGCCGAGGGTGATTGTTCTAGAAGTACCCCAAGTGGTAGTGGTGATATTACCCGTACCATTGAACGCTGTACCATTGATGTTTCTAGCGGTTGTCAATGATGCAGCGGAACCATCAATAGAGGTGATGCCGGTCAATGACTGTGCTGCGGATGCTCTATTAAGTGTAATAGCGGTAGTACCAACATAAGTGGTTGCACCAACGGCTGCTGCACCAATTTCTGCTACTGTCCATGATACAGCGGCCGATCCATCGACAGACTTACCGGTCGATCCAATGGTGATTGTTCTAGCAGTACCCCATGTTGCGGTAGTAATAGCAGCAGTACCATCAAAATTAGTACCATTGATGGCTCTTGCTGTAGTTAGTTTAGCAGCCGAACCATCAATGGAGGTGATACCAGTTAGTGACTGCGCTGCTGAGGCTCTATTCAATACGATTGATGTAGTACCAACATTGACAGTGGCATCATTTGCAGCAACACCCATTTCAGATAGTGTCCAAGTATAGTTTCCTGAACCATTAACTGATTTGCCAGTATCACCAATTGTAATAGTTCTAGCAGTACCCCAATTGGCAGTGGTGATATCAGCAGAACCATTAAATGCAGTTCCGTTAATATTTCTTGCTGTTGTTAGTGTGCCTGCTGAACCAGTTGTGTTCTGATTTAGTGTCGGGAAGGTACAGTTTATTAATGTACCAGAAGATGGTGTGCCTAGCGCACCACCATTTGTAACAAACGCACCGGCTGAGCCAACTGCGGTAGCTAGTGCAGTAGCAACACCGGTACCAAGTCCAGATACACCGGTAGAGATTGGAATAGATGCTGTAATATTAGATGCTGATGTAATTCTTCCATAAGCATCTACAGTGTATGATGGTATGGTTGAAGCTCCGCCGTATGTACCGGCAGCAACACCAGATGTTGCAAGATCAACGAATACAAGTTCATTACTTGAGGCATCAACAACATTATTGGCCCAAATTCTAGTAGTGTTATTGCTTGTAACAGCAGCAATCTTAGTATTGGCCCAGTTATTAGCAGCCGCAGCGACACCAATAACACCAATTTCAGATAGTGTCCAAGAAACATCGGCAGTGCCATTGAATGTCTTGCCAGTTGAACCAACAGTTAGGGTTCTGGCAGTTGTCAATGATCCAGCGGAACCAGTTGTGTTCTGGTTTAGAGTTGGGAAGGTACAGTTTCCTAGGTTACCACTTGATGGTGTACCGAGAGCACCACCATTGGTGACGAATGCTCCGGCAGTACCTACAGAGGTAGCTAGTGCAGTTGATACACCAGTTCCTAGTCCAGATACACCAGATGAGATTGGAACAATCGATGTAACATTAGCTGATGATGTAATACGACCGTAAGCATCGACTGTAAATACTGGAGTAACAGTAGCACTACCATATGTGGTTGCTGTAACACCTGACTGAGCAAGGTCAATGAATACAAGTTCATTGCTTGATGCATCGGTGGTATTGTTAGCCCAAATTCTTGAGGTGCTATTACTTGTAACGGCACCAATCTTGGTATTAGCCCAGTTATTAGCACTGTTAGCCATTCTACCGGCTAGTGTATTGGCACTAACTGCGGTAAGCTGAATGCTTCCAGCGGCCCAAGCATTAGCACTCTCAACATGGGTATTGGTTGCAATACCATAGTTGCCTGTACCGTCATTAAGTGTCCATCTGTTTAAGGTTTCGTTCCATAGAACAGAGACAGCATTTGAAGTTAGACCACGATTAACTTCGATACCAGCATCTTCTGTAGGAATAACAGAACCGAACCAGTCAGCGTTTAGAACAATGATATTATCGCCAACCATTAGTGTTTGTGTATTGGCGTATGTTGTCTGTCCAGCGATGACAAGGTTGCCAGTTACGGTAACATCGCCACTAATTGTACCACCTGACTTGGTGTAGAAAGTTGCACCAGCATGTGAGTTAATAGAGTTAGCCCATGCATTTGATGATGCGCCAACTGATATTGCATATGCATTACCGGCTGCTCCAACTGCTACAGTGTATGAATTACCGGCTGCGTTAACAGCAAGCATATAACTATTACCAGATGATCCAACGGTGTTGGCCCAGGTATTTGATCTTGCTCCAATTGTATTAGCCCAGCCATTAGCGGCTGCAACCATAGATTCTGAAACTTGGTTCTGATTTAGAGTTAAGTTCTGAATCTGTGCGTAAATTGCTGAATTGACGGTGTTGGCCCAACCATTAGATGCTGCACCAATTGATACTGAGTAGTTATTACCGGCAGTGCCTACTGTATTAGCCCAGCTATTAGATGCTGCACCAACGGCTACTGTATAAGAATTACCAGCAGCACCAACGGCTACTGTATAAGCATTTCCTGCGGCTCCAACTGCTACAGTATAAGCATTACCTGATGCATTAACGGCAAGCATATATGTATTGCCGGATGAACCGACTGACTGAGCATAAGCATTACCTGATGTACCTACAGTGTTGGCCCATGCATTTGATCTTGCACCAATTGTGTTTGACCAAGCATTAGCAGATGATCCGACAGCAATAGCATAATTATTACCAGCTGTTCCTACAGCAATAGCATATGCATTAGCAGATGATCCTACTGCTACAGTATAAGCATTGCCGGCAGCGCCAACAGCTATAGAGTATGCATTAGCAGATGATCCTACTGCTACTGTATAAGCATTTCCAGCGGCTCCAACGGCTACTGCATAAGAATTTCCTGCGGTTCCAACTGCTACTGTATAAGCATTACCAGCGGCTCCAACGGCTACAGAGTATGCATTTCCTGATGAGCCTACTGTATTAGACCAAGCGTTTCCTGATGCTCCGACTGCTACAGTGTAAGCATTACCTGATGTACCTACAGTATTAGCCCATGTATTGGATCTTGCACCAATTGTGTTTGACCAAGCATTACCAGCAGCGCCAACAGCTACAGTATAATTGTTTCCAGCTACGCCAACTGCTACAGTATATGAGTTACCTGATGTTCCTACTGTGTTTGACCATGCATTACTTGATGCACCAACTGTATTTGACCATGCATTAGCAGAAGCACCGACAGTGTTAGACCAAGCATTGCCAGCAGCGCCGACTGCTACCGTATAAGTATTACCAGCGACACCTACAGCGACAGTGTATGAGTTACCAGCAGCACCAACGGCTACTGTGTATGAATTTCCTGATGCTCCGACTGCTACAGTATAAGCATTACCTGATGTGCCTACTGTATTGGCCCAAGTATTTGATCTTGCGCCAATGGTATTGGCCCATGCATTTGCGGATGCGCCGACAGTGTTAGACCAAGCATTACCAGATGCTCCAACAAAATTAGTATAGACATTGCCTGCAACACCCACTGTATTAGACCAGGCATTGGCTGATGATCCAACAAATACTGTATAAGCATTTCCTGCAACACCTACTGTATTAGACCATGCATTACCAGCAGCACCAACGGCTACTGTGTATGAATTTCCTGAGCTACCGACTGTATTAGCCCATGTGTTTGATCTTGCACCAATTGTATTGGCCCAAGCATTAGCAGATGCACCGACAGTATTCGACCATGCATTACCAGCAGCACCAACGGCTACTGTATATGAATTTCCTGAGCTACCGACAGTATTTGACCAAGCGTTACCCGAATCGGCTACTCTATCGATATAAACATTGGCAGAAGAAGCTAGATTGTTTGCCCATGCATTGGCACTAATAGCAACGCTGTTTACCTTAATCATGGTAGCGTTTGCTAGAGTGAATGTATTACCTACGACACGAATACCAGCAACATTAGATGATACTGTGTCGAGAACATTCTGAGAGGGGATAACATCAATGTAAATGATTTCGCCTACATTGATTGAGGCCGTGGTTCGAACAGATAAACTGTTAGAACGAGTTTGGGCTGTATTACCACTGTATGCGTAAATAATCTGATTTGTTTTGATGCGCCATTGATCAAATGTGTCAGTGAACGCTACGTTTGGTAAGTTGGCCATTTACTTTACGAGTCCCTTTAGTAATTCTTTAATTTCGTTTATGTCTTCTTTTACCGTCTTCATATCTTGCTGTAAAGTATCTACAGCCATCATTCTTTGCTTGTTTCGCTTGTATGCATTTAAAGCATCGGTATCTCTATTTATAAGTATTCCTTCAGAGACTTTATAGAGACCCGGAACTTCTGTTTTCTGTTCTTTATTTGTCATTGTCTATGCACCCGTGAAATTCTGCAACTTTGCTAAGTAGCTTCGCCCATTCTTCATCAACACCTTCGATGTTGGTTATCTGGCTAGGTGGTATAGCATACTCACCGAGAGTGATATGATGGTCGGTAATTACTATGTCAACATCAAAACCTAGAATAGCAACTGCTCGTCTAGTAACAATGTTGTTAGAGTTGATCTTAATGTTACCTGATAAATCAGCATCGCCACAAACAATTGCTGAACCATATACTTGCGAATGGTTTCTCACCTTTGCATCTTCATAAACTTCGGCATCGCCGTAAATCATTGCATTGTTACAAACTACTGCATTTCCATATACTTTAGAGTTACCTGATACTCTTGCACTGTTTGTAATAGTGGCATCGCCATATACTCTCGCCTTATCATATACTCTTGCATTACCGGAAACAACAGCATTTCCATACACTCTTGCATCTTCGCCAATGAAACAATCTTCATCAACTTTGGCAGTGTTAGCAACCCATCCTTTTCCTTTTGGGTGTCGATGGGCTGCTACTAATCCGTTGCCATCTTTGAAATCAAATAGTGTTTCATCAATATCAATTTCAATCACTTCAACTTCACTCATATTATTCTCCAATTACATTTGCAATGCGATACATCTAATGTCGGCAACTCTTGGCACGATTGCTGTATCAGTTACGCCAGGATCTAGCAGTAGTCCAATCTTAATTGAGAACTGCTTGTAGCCTTCGAATATAGCACCAGTTGATGATGTATATGCGATTGCGCCGCCTGTGCCAGTCATGTTTGCACCAGGAATCTTATACTGATATTCTTTCCAATCATTTCTGCTTGTTTCAGAAATTGTTGAGAAGTTAAATTCGCCAGTAAGTTTTTCTAGTTCAATCCAAGGTCTATCTTCAAATGAAGTAGAATCTTCACGATGCTTGAACTTTACCCATACCTTAATATCAGTTCCTCTTGGACGAAATGCTGAGAGATAAATTCTCAAATCTTCTGCGTCTTGATCATCAGCTAGTGTTACGGTTTTTGAAATATACTTATTGAGCATATTTCCGCCGTCAGGACTTGTCTCATTTGTATAGTCACTACTAATGATATTATCAGTTGCGACAGCATTTGTTCCGTCGATGTTGATAATGGGCGAAATAACATTTGATGTGGTTGTCATAGAAATATGAACATTCATTGATCTATTGACACCACGAAGTCTTTCATTTGAAATAGAAAGAACTGTTCTTTCGTTCAAATAGTTAAGCTGCTCACCAGGTGTCATTGCCTTTGTGTTTCTTGTAAAATCAGACTTTGATGTTGATTCAATCTGATAAGAAACAGATGTTCCATTAAACTTGATAACATCTGGGTCATAAGTTGCAGTAGAATAGTCAAAGTTGAGCAATTCATTGATAGTAGCATAGAATGTGGAATCACTAATGCTTCTAATTACCTGACCGACAACAAAGCCACCAGATGCACTTGAGAACTCTGCAATTGTTCCGGATTCACCTGGTAGAGTGTAAACGCTAGTTAGTGTACCGAAGGCAACCTGAATGTTCTCTAGAACTCTAGTGAACTTAGCAGTATTGGCTGAATTGAATACATTAACTGTTCCAGTTGAGAAGTTGGTGAAGCCAGTTAGTGTAACAACTTTTCCGCTAACAGATGCAACAGTACCTTGTGCAACAACGGTTGCACCGGACAACTTCTTAATGATATCGCCAGGAACAATGTTAGTTGTGCTATCTAGAACCAATCTATCAGGAATATGGAACATATCACCAAGAGCCGGTGTAAATTCTTTACTCATCGAAACAAGTCTAAGCTTATCAATTGGCTTGTTACCTAGTGTTGCGGTACCAAGTGAGTTTCTAACGAACTCCGCTCGTCTTAATCTAATGGTCATATCAACATCAGGTTCCATATCCCAGTTCATATTATTGTTTGTTGTGTAATATGTTCCTGTGTATGGACGGCTTGTTCTTCTAGCACCTGTATTAACATCAACCTCGCCTAGTTTGGCTGTCCAGATATAAGTATCTGGATCGGCTGCGTCAGAGTGAACAACGAATGCATATTGTGTATCATTGAACAAGAAAAGAGGATGATTAAAAGTTATTGTCAAGCCATTATCGATTCCGTTTGTAGAAATCGGGATCTCAATATTTTCAAAATGCTTTTCTGAACCAGGTACCTGATTTCTTGTAATGCCGCCGCCAGAGTCAATTTCTCTAACTTCAAACCAAATACCTCTTGAGGTTGAAGTTGACTTTCTTCCCACGAAGATAGTTGCGCTTGTTAAGAACATACCTTCTTCGTTGTTTGGTGTTTTTGCCAAGAATGAATAGGCAGAGCAAGAGCCCATGAAAAGCCACCATGGGAATGGAGGAGGTGGTGGTGGATCTCTTGGAACTGTTTCGGAATCAAATGTTCTTCTCTGTTCATCGACAGGCTTGGTTACATTTTGAACTGTTGGAATCTTAATAACAGTTCTTTGTTTAATCATCTTTTGTCCAGCAGCCGTAAATGTTGCTGATGCGCCAGTAGTAATAGACTCTGATGGATCATCTAGACTTACGCCTGATTCAGAAATAATAACACGGCTATCACCGATAATCATCTTTCTTTCACCAGTTCTAAACTGTCCCTGCTGTATTCTATAAGAGAAAAAGCACTTTCCATCTAGTCCAACAAAAATAGGTGTTCCTTCTGCCGGAAGATTACCTAAAGCAGCAGGAAGACTTGCTGTTACGAGGTTGTCAGTAATGTTAATGGATGAAATGAATACACCGTTAGCATCAACTGCCTGACTTAGTGCCTCACCTGGATTAACAGGACCTGATGAACCAAATCTATATGTGGTCAATGCTGTATTATACTGTGAGGCTGTTAGTGGGCGACAAGTATTAGATACAGGAATGTTATCAAAGTAAACCCAAATTCTTGCATTTGGTTTTAGATTTGATGCTTCACAGTAAATGACCTGAGGTCTGATATAAGGAACGATTTCAACGTCACGAACAGTAGCGTTCTGGACAATGAAAGAAGTCTGGTTGTTTCTTCCGTATTCGGTTCCTGTTCTATTCCAATCAATGTCAATAGCAATATTAACAGATGAATTTGTGTTATACTGATCAGCAGTTCTTCTAGCTGTAGAGTAGTCGGTGCCTTGATAGACAATACCACCACCAGCAGGGTTACGAACGGTATAAGTTCTGTTAGTTACATACCAATCATTCCATGTCGTGGAAATCTTAGTGTAAGTACCACCGAGATTTTGCTGTGTAACAAACTCTGGAGTTGTTAGAACTTCGTCGGCTAGGAATGTTGTATCGGTCCAGATATCTCTATCGGGAGTTAGTTTCAACTGTCCCAAGAATAGATATGAGGCTCTTTCGAGATTTCTTTCAGATGTTGCGACATTCTGATTTAAAAATTGCATTTCAGAGTAGTTTAGAATAACCATTCTATCTCTAGCAACAACGCCCGATGATCTAATCAAATCGAACATGAATGATTCTGAGGTATAGATTGGTCTATAGCTCTGTTCAACTGGATCTAGACACCACTGGCTTGATTTACCGTTGATGCTAAGTGTATCGTCTTTGAGTGAGTCAACAAAGATACCGTTTTTAAATCTATCAAGTCCGGCTTCGTCACGGACTGTTACGGTCGTTGCTGCCTTTTCAAGAGCATTCAATGTGGTGTAATATTCTAGATTCTCAATTCTATCTTGAAGAATACCAATATCACGCATCGTAAATCTATTGATCGCAGATGCCTTGGAGGCACATGATAAGTCTGATCTGCCCAGTCTATTACCGTAAGCTGGTGATAGTGATGGATAAGGAGGAATCTTCAATACAGATAGAGTCAACTTATCTGGATCAAACTTTGGTGTAATTGGTGTTAGTGATGGAACACCACCAACAACTGATAGTGATCCAGTCTTGTCTAGTGTAACAAGATCGATACGACCAAGATAGTTCTGAACATCAAATGTCAGAGGGTTCGATGGCATAGGAATCTTGATGCCCTGACTGACAAACTTAAATGTTGCCCAAGCAGCCTTAGGATATGTTGATATATATGCAATACCTGGATTTTCTGTTGCTGCTGATGGTAGAACCGCCGCAGTAGCAATGTTATTCTTGACAGGTCTAAAGTCTAGAACATTTCTTAGATCAATCAACTTACCGGTTGCAGTTCTGTATCTTGGAACATTCTCAGTTCTAATATTTGTCTCTGCATTGAATAGAGCATCATTGTCCTGAATAGGATAAGAATCGACAGAGAAGTAACCGCCAGTACCGGTAGCGGTATGATCAAAGTAATCCAACTCAATAAGAAGTCTATCGGTTGCTTCCATAGCTGATCTTGGTCTAATATAACCGTGATCATACATGTTATCTGTCTGTCCATTGTTGAAAATGAACGAAGATGTGACATCTGTTCCGCCAGTATTAGATGTTGGGTAAGAACCTGAGCCTTTTCTGATAGATTTAATTCTATAGATATCACTGAAACCTAGATTGATAGGACCAGTTAGATTAGGTAGAGTTGATGCATTGATCTTAACATATCTATTGGTTCTAAGAACCTTTGACATTTCACGAGCGGTAACTCTTGCTACTGGGAATGTAACAGCAGCGGCTACAGTTGATGAGAATGTTTCTTTAAGATCGATTGTCAATGATGATGGAGTTGTGGTAACTGATCTAACAGTGCCAGTATTAGCACCCTTAGTTGTTAGATCGATGATATCACCAACTAGATAAACCTTGGTTACTGTATTGCCTGCTAGTGCAGGAATACCTGGGCTGACGATCAAATCTCTGTTATTTGCAGATGCAGTTGTAACAGTATAAGTCAAACTGTTGCCAGAGAATCTAACCTTGTCACCAACATTCAATGTTAGGAAGTTTGTGCTTAGATCACCAAGAAGTCTGGTTGCACCCACAGTTCCGGTTACAGTTCCTGGAAGGCTGAGGTTTGTATTGGCTTTCAATACGAGTTTGATTTCTCTCTTATCAGCACTTGCAAGAGTTGTCGTACCATAAGGTAGAGTTTCAATACCTGATGGTATAGTAATTGACAGTAGACCAGTTGTATCAATAGCAACAGTGTTATCGATACCCTCAGTCTTTAAGAATGAGAATGATGTTGCAGATGTAGTTGGATCATCCTTATCTCTAACGCTCTTGGTTGATAGTGAACCAGTATCGTAAAGAAGATATGAATCCTGTGCTTGTAGAACAAATGAACTGCCTACAATGTCTGCCTTAGCGCCAGTGGCAGGCATATAGAACGATTGAACATTACCTGGACCATAACCAGAAACATATTGCACATCTGTTAGATAAAGATTATACTGAGCATCGTAGCCCTCTCTGCCATCAACATATTCTAGTGATAGAACTTTAGCATAACCAACTAGAGTTCCGGCAGCGGCACTAGTTGCTAATTTCTTATCAGTGATTGAGTTCTGTGCGGTATCATAAAGGTAAATAACAGCACCCTTGTTCTGCTCCCACATACCGATAACTTCATTAACCACAACATATGAACCCATGGTTGTGGTAATGATATGAGTATCGCTGGCTACATCAAGACCTTTTCTTGTTACAAGTTCCTGTGTAGTTTCATAATTGATTTCATAACCTTTGACATATGCAGTACCGGCTGATACAGAAACGGCTAGAAGCTGGTTATTACCGTTATCGTAACGACCGAAATTACTGCCTGTATTGTCATGCTCTCTAATCTGAACGGCCATACCACCTACAAGATAGTTGCCCGATTCATCAAAGGTTCTCTTTGCCATTTCATCGGCAATAATATTGTATTCTGGTCTATCGTTTCTTTCCGTTACGATACCATTTTCAATTCTAACAAGAGAAATAAAGTCCTGCTGATCAATCTGATCTGTTAGATTATATGTGTATAGAGTTGGTGAGATAGAAAATCTATCAGCACCAGGTGCGGCATAGTTTGATGATTCAAGAGCAGGATCGAGTAGTGAAGTATCTTCCTCAGAACTTACAATCTCCTCTGATAGAAGCATACCTACAATCTTTGATGGGTTTCTATTGTATCTTTCAATAATGATAGACTGCTTTGGAAACTTGATGAAATGGTTCTTAGCGAATATAACACCTTCTTCAATCTGAAATCTTGAACCGAAGCCAGTTGGACTAGAAGCAAGAGCAACGGCAGTTCCTACACTTGAATTAAGAACTTCGTTTGGCTGAAATACTTTAAGTGCTGAGTTGGTTGATGCTCTAGTGTAACGAACATAAAGAGTCTTGGTGTTAGTTGATGTTTGAACACCATCTAGAACATCAATAACAATTGCCTGAATACCAGTTGTGGCACCAGTTAGAACAACATTCTTAAAGTTATTGACATTTACTGTATTGTTTAGAGTATTAAGGTCTTTGATCTTAACATAATCGACAGCCGAACCACCAGATGCGAAGCCTTCACTTGTCTGAACTGAGAACCCACCAGGAAGAACAATAGAACCCTCACGGAACATGTGACGACCGAACCGAGTAACCTGTTCTTGAAGGATAGTCTGTAGCTGTGTTAGCTCACGAGCCTGGACGGCATAACCAGGCTTGAATAGAATGCGATAAAAATCTTTATTGAAATCATAATCATCATAGTAAGGACTTACATTGAAGTTAGTTGTCAATACAGTATTGGCTGCCATTTTGTTCTTTTCCTTTTAGAAACTTAATACGATCTTGAAGTTCTCGGTCTGGTTCGGATCTCGTTGAACTGGTTCTATATTATCTATGTATAATAGTTTACCTGAATTGGTTTCCAGTTCAGGCTGTTGTGTTACGGTGATTAGCTGACGAACAGCGGCTGATGAATAGCCTATCAATCTATCGTTTGTAGGTAGACCTTCAATACCGTATAGTCTAAGAGTATTAAAGCCATCCCAATCTGATACGATACCTCTGAATGATGAGGCTGTGAAAGACAACCCCTGATAGACAAACTCGTCCTTTTCATAGTTTACAGAAACACCAGAAACAGAAACGGTTGTTACTTGTGAGAATGTAGTATTCGTAAACGGAGTAGTTGATAGTCTTTTTGTTGGATCGGCAATAATAGCAACTTGTCTAAAGTCGTTAGCAACTGTTAGCTTGTTATTTTCAGATGCAGCGAGTTTAACAGAAATGATAAGATAAGAACCGCCTAGTTCTGTTACTGGGTCTGATCCGTGTCCACCTGGTGGAGGAATAACTGCTCTAGCAAATGCGCCCTGACCACCGCCGCCACTGATTACTACGCTTGCTCTGCTGTATCCGTATCCAGGATCATCGATAACGATTTCTGAAATATTATTAGCAGTTGTATTTCTAACAGCAAAAGCATTAGCATTGAAGCCGTCACCAATAATACGAACATTGATATTAGATGAGGTATAATTAGCACCTCGGGTAACAACTCTAATGTTACTAATAGTTCCTTCGATGGTATTAGTCTGCACTGACCACTGTGTAGAGCCGTCGGCAATTGTTAGAGTCTTAACTGGAATAAAGTTTGCGGTAGTGAACTGTGTCTGTTCTTCTGCACTAATAGAATACATATACTTCCAAACATACTTGTCGGAAGTAGTGAATGGTAGAGAAGTAGGAGTGCCAGCAGGCTTTACGGTAGAAATACCACCATAGTTGTTAGACAAACATTTATAGACATGAAAATCGTCTGTCACAACATAGAATTTATTGTTAGCGGCAGTTAGAGCCGATGAATCCCAAAAGTCTTCATACTGATTCCAGATTTCATTTGGAGTCCAGTTATATCTAGGAATACAATGTCTGATATCATTACCAGTGACTTTCTTACCACCAAGCATGTTCTTATAGATATCAACAATACTTGAAACGGAAGTGGTTGGAACAGGTGGATTAGTATCAGATGGCCATGGAGATGTTTTGCCAATTGTCATGTATAAATTGGTAACATTCTGAGCCACAGATGTTTTGAACATCTTGGCATTATGAATTTCAAGGTCTTTTGAATGTGAAGATGGCATTACTATTCTCTTATTAATTTAATTGTATTATTTAGCATCATTTGTCGGAGGGTCCCATTCCTCATCTTTTACTATCTCTAGCATTTCTTCATGAGTATAAGGACCATCGGTATTCTTTAGTTTAGATACGAAGTCTGGTTGATCGCCAATCCATTTGATAAATGTCTTTTTGAGGTCTTTAGTGTATCTTAGATGTTCAACAGATGTTTCCAGAATTTGCTCGAAATCAACTTTCTTTAATTCTGAAACAGGTAGTATCAGATAGTTTCTATCTTCCATTATACACCAAATCTTTCTCTATCAGTATTGAAGTTTCGTTTAACTTCGGCTGCCGATAGCACACG